TGTTGGAAATGGTTCTGCATCAGGTGCACCTACTATAAATTTCTCCCAACCATCCCATAATATACGGTTTGGTACGAAAAAGTAGTGCATAGTAACATCCATTCTATGCATAACAGGTGCAATAAGTGGTGCAAATCTTATTAAGCTTTCGCATCCTAAATTAATTTTGTCTCCTGGTACACATTCCAATGCCAGTGTTGGCATTAAATTTCCCATTTTTCCCGACATCTTTACATCATGTGTAAGGTCAAATTTGTTGCTTTTCGGTTTTGCAACTTGTACCGAATTAAAAATGTTTTTCATAATTAAAGTCTAATTCCTCCTCTTGATACTGTAATTTTTGTAATTCTTCTTTTTTTGCCACGTGCGTTCCTTGAACGGCGTTTGCTTGCTCTTTTTTTGTACATATTAGTTTTCTCTTACGGGTAATGGTGGTAAATATATACCACTTGGTGTTGTATTTGCTTGTTTTTGTTCATTACGCAATTTCTGCATAATTATTGTCATTTGTTTAAAATACCATGGGTCGTTAGGAAATACTCCTTCTTTAGCTAATATTGATTGCGCTTGTTTTACGATGCCCTCATTTTTTGCGTTTTCTACTGTTGCTTTTAATAATGCAACTTCATCGGGATTTTTTGCTATACGTAATTTACGTTCTGCTATATCCTGTATTACCACATTATGATTATCTAAAGAAGATAATTGTCTGCGTTCGTCTTCTCGAACAGCTAATGACATATTTTGAGTTACCTCTTTAGTTTTTTCGTTTGTTAACGAAGTTGTAGCTTGTGTTCCAGCTGTTGTTGCTTGTGTATTTTGTAAGTTTGCTTTTGCTTGTTCTACTACTAAATCCTTTAATGAATTTGCTTGTTTTAATTGAAACTCACTATTTGCAGTTTCTTGTAGTACTTTTGTTGCAGTTACATCTTTAAGTAAAGCTTCCTTACGCATAAGGTCTGCTTGTATTGTTAAATTGTCGGTTTGTGCTTGTTTCATTTGCATATCCATGAAACCTTGTGCAATTTGTGTAATTGGTTGCTCTGGTATTTGATATGCTGATGGTGTACTTTTGTTCATATTTGAGCTTCTTACCATGGCTGAAGTGTTGTCAGCCCCTTTACCATATACTAAGTTAGGGTTAAGTCCAGCTTGTCTAAGCCTAACCATTTGTTGTTGTGGGCTATTATATTGGTTTGTACGTTCGAAGTCTGCTAATGCATCTGCTCTTTGCTGTGCATAATCTTCTTGGTTCCACTTACGTTCTTTTTTGTCGCGTTGCTGTTGCATGTATGCATTAACACCTCCTGATAGTCCGCCCATTATTAGGGGCAACGCGAATTCTAAACCTGTCATAGTTTGATTTTTTTTAATTGTGATTAGTTTGTTTTTTTTATTTTATTTTTTTTTTTAGCAATCATGCACCCAAACGCTTCCCTTATGTACAGGGCCTTACCACTTGGCCTACTCCGCTACGCTCGTTGGCTTGGTGGTCGTCCCTTCCAATGGTCAGCGTTCTTGGTGCAGTTGGGTTTTGCATGTTTGCTTATTTTTTTTTCCCTGAAGGGTTTTTGGTTATACTTGCTTACGCCTGTGTATTGTTTTTTTTAGTTAAATGAGACGTGGTGTCATTTAGCCATAATATATCAAGGTAGTATTATGGCATTTTGTGACTGTTCTTCCTCAATTTCTTTTTTAATTTGAGCCCTTAATTGGGCATTTAATTCGTCAGATTTTTGTTTTTTAATACGAGTTTCTATTTCTGCTAACTCGTTGCGTACTCTGTCCGCCATTTCTTCCCTTTCGCTAAGGTCTAATGTACGTAAATCGAAGCCGACGCCTTCTTCACCTTCGTAAATAGGTTCAGAGGATACTCCTTCAATTGGTAGACCTCTTGCATAACGCTCAAGAATTGTCTTTAAAGACATTGTTTGGTCGGGTACTGTTTGCGACGGATGGTCGCTTGTTTCGTACACTCTTGGCATTTTTTCTGCGTTTAACGAATTGTAAACGTCCTTTTCATGTGGAATCATAATTTTGTTGTTAATCGTGAATATTTGTGTTTGTTTTTTTGTTTGAACAAATCTATACGTTGTTGTTCCGTTAATACAACATGATTTTTATCATTGTTTAGTTGTAACATTTGACCGATATACTCCCGTTCTTCAGGACAATATATTTTGTCCTTGTAATAGCGAGGTAATGCTATCTTTTTACCATCTTTTAAAGGAGTATAATATCGGTTTTTTAAGTCTGCTTTGTGCCAACGTATTGTTTTTTCAGTAAGATAATTATCTCCTAAACGTTTGCTCATTGTGGCAAACTCTGGTACTCGGTCATCATTTTTGTGTTGAGGTATTTTACCCTCTTTGCACACATATTTAAGTGTATATCCTATAGATGCCTCGCTAACTTGTCCGCAATGTATTTCGCCTAATCGCCAAGCTTTCTCAATATTTCGTATATCAGCGTTAAAGATAATAGCATGGTAGTGCGGGCGCATTGTTTTACCGCCATACTCACCGACTGAATAATATTTAATTTTCGAATCCTTGGGAGAACATTTGCGTAATCGTTTATAGAATAATTGAAGGTCACGCTTATTAAGAGACATAAAGCCATTTTTCGTAATAGGTACATAGTCAGTGTTATAAGTTAAAGTAATGAAAAAGGCAGAGATTGCTCTCTGCCCTTCTTTTACTAACCTGAAACTCCACCCTGAAACTCGCCTTTTCAAACATGGTTCACACTTTCCACATGGGAAATCATACCATTGTGAATCTATTTGTTTTGAAAAAGGACTCATACATGTGGTGCTCATAGTTATATTGTTGGAGTTCCGAAAATAGGCATTGGCCTGATAGCTTTTATATTATGTAATACGTGGCAATAAAGATTATCGGTGCCATCCTGTACTGCGAATATTCGGTCTGTATTTTGGGGTACGCATGTAACAAAATCATCGTTTAAATTTGGTTGTGATGCGAAAATACGACCTAAATGCCAATAATCTAATGTTGTGCGGAAATCTCCCGCTACTCTACTTGGCATATATTTATATTCTGCATATCTTGGTACATATCCGAAAGTATCTTCGGCAGTATTTGTATAAGCATATAATTCTTGATTTTGTACTTCCTGTTCGCCAATATGTGCGAATGAAGGCCAAAAGTAATCTAAATGCTCTTTTTTAAGATATGTGCGAGGTATACCTTGTTGGTAACATGTTTTTGGCATGATTGACATTATACCAATTATATAACCGTGTTCTTCGCAATAGTAAGAACCTTGTTTTCCTGTATTTACACTTACTGCGTGACCCGCCATATTTCCTTGAGGTAGTCCAGATGTTTGACCTGTAGTATTTAGTACTTCTGATATAATTACAGGAGTTTTTGAACCTGTAATATATTCAGGTCTTTGTAAACGCTTATCGCTTGACTTTACACCAAAGTGCATTAATATATTTTCAATATAACGTGTTCCACCGCGTGCATTTTTCTCAAGCCATTCTTGAAGCTTAAACGCACGTCTTAAATCGTTTATTGTTGTAGGGTTTATATTAACACCATCCAAATTAGTAATTAAATCTCCATCAGGATAACCTGTTACTGCATTGGGTACACCAACAGTATTACCACCTGATGTTGTCCATTGTGATACAGGACCCCATGAACCTGAATTGTTTGAAGCTTCGACAAATCCTACTTGACCATCTAAATTTCCTAATGGAATATCTACGGCCGTACCTTTTTGTGCAAAAGGTAACGATGCAGTGAAGTAGTCATGTTCCCATGCACGTTGACGCATAACAGTAAATGGATCATGTGGATTATTACCTGATGTTAATTTATAATCAACAGCAGGTATCAGATTTTGGTCACGATAGTACTCATTATAGATGGCTTGATATGCAGCCATTGGAAAAGCAGATATATCAACACTGCTTCCTGTTAATGGAAAAGGTGGTACACCTAAATAATCAAGAAATCTTGATTGGTCACCTGAAAGTGTACTATCTATTTGTAATGTTGGAAATGGTTCTGCATCAGGTGCACCTACTATAAATTTCTCCCAACCATCCCATAATATACGGTTTGGTACGAAAAAGTAGTGCATAGTAACATC